ATTGGAGTGCCAACAATCTTCTTAGGGATCAAAGGAGATTCCACATATGCAAACGTAGAGGAGGCAAATAAAGCGTTCTGGTTAGATACTGTATCTTATTACTCAAACGGACTCGCTGAGCAGCTTACCGACTGGTTATGTCCGCTCTATGGTCGTCCTGATGTATACAAAGTTGTTCCCGATTATACAACCATACCGGCGATGCAGGCGGCAAAAACGCAGCAATCTAAAGAGGTAGACGGATTTAGTTTTCTTACTATCAATGAAAAGCGCGACGTGTTCGGTGTTGGACCGATCGAAGGCGGGGACAAATTGAGTGAACCAAAGGAACCCAAAGAGGAACCCGAAGAGGTTAAAAAAAAAGAATAGATAATTTAGAATACAAGATGAGCCGGCAGGCTGTTAGCAGTTCGAATATTTCAAGTATCGGATATGATCCAAAAAATGAAGTATTAGAAGTTGCCTTCTTAGACGGAAGTATATATCAATATTTAGAAGTTCCAAAAAGTGTATACGAATCAATGATGAAGAGTCCTAGTAAAGGAAAATATTTACACAACAATCTAAAAGAGATTTACATATTTGGAAAAATCAGTTAGAAAAATAATAGTTGACAACCTTTTAAGAATACATATTTTACATACCAATGAGCAAACTACAGACTAAACAATGGATCAAGCGCAGTTTTGAAATCAAGGCCGTCCAGGATGATGGAAGCTTTGAAGGTTACGCATCTGTATTCCTAAATTTGGATAATGCCTTAGACATCGTTTTACGTGGTGCATTTACGGAGACCCTTACAAAGAGTGGCGGGGCGGTTCCTATTCTTTGGGCGCATGATCCGAACGAACCTTTAGGATTCGGTGAGAGTGCAATTGAGGATACAAAAGGACTATACGTAAAGGGACAGATCAATTTAGAATTACAAAAAGGCCGTGAGATGCACAGTATGGCCAAAATGGCCGCTAAAGCAGGAAAGTCTATAGGGCTTTCAATTGGATACGTTGCACGGGATTACGACTACACAGATAGCGGCATCCGTGAATTAAAAGCCGTTGACATGGTCGAATATTCATTAACACTTTTTCCATGCAATGAGGAAGCTACTATAGTTTCCGTAAAATCCATTGTTGAATCTGGGGAAGCCCCGGAGATCTCTAAAAAGAAAAGAGATATAGAATACATTTTAAAGGGAGCGGGATGTTCTCAAAAAGAGGCTAAATCTGCCGTAGCAATAATTTTCGATAAGCGCGATGCTGTTGAAGAAGAAACTAAAACAGATGACAAAGCAATCGTTAGCCAACTAGAAGACCTATTGGCAACATTTAAAACTACATAAGAGGACATAATACCATGACAATTGAACAAATGATCGCAGCTCTAAAAGAATCCATCGTAGAGATGAAGAGCGCAAACGACAAACGTCTCACTGAGATTGAAACTAAGGGTGCAGCTTCTGCTACATCTATCGCAGCCGTCGAGAAAGCCAATGGGAAAATTGGTGATCTTCAGACAAAGATTTCTGATTTAGAAACTGAAATCAAGGCTAACAAAACAGCAATGGCTCGTTTAGGTATGGGTGCAGATGGTAAAGTTGAGACTAAAGAAGCTAAAGCACTTTTAGAAGTGAAATCTTCTTTTGATCGCTTCATCCGTGGTAAAGCCACAGCGGAAGACGTTACTCGTATGACAGAGTATAAAGCAGCGCAGCAAATCACAGACAACACTTTAGGCGGTTACCTGGTAACACCTGAGTATGGTCAACTTTTTGTTGCTAAACGTGAAGAACTCTCTCCACTCCGTCAGTATGCTAAAGTTGATACCATTACTTCTAACGAATTGAAACTCCCTAATGTTGAGAGTTCTGACGTTGAAGCAGAATGGGAAGACGAAGCTTCTGATGCAGCAGACGGCACACAGGCTTTTAAAGCTGGTATGCTCACAGTTCGCACACACGCTTTACGTGTTTTACCTTACATCACATTTGATCTCCTTGCGGATGCATCTTATGACGTAATGGGTGAGCTTAATCGTTTCTCTGCTATTAAAATGGCACAGAAAGAAACAGCTGCTTTCCATACAGGCGATGGAGTTGGCAAACCACGTGGTTTCCTCACTTATGGTGCAGAAATTGAGATCACTAATACAGGTGAGGCCGCAGCTCTAGCAGCTGATGCATTCCATACTGTTGAGGGAACAATGAAGACAGCATACAAAGCCGGCGCAAGCTACTTTATGAACCGTAAAACAATGGCTCTCGTTCGTCTTCTTAAAGATGAGAATGGTCGTTACCTTATGGAGTATAATTTAGCGAACAAAGGTCAGTCTACAATCAACGGTTTCCCAGTAATCGAAGATCCGGACATGCCAGATGTTGCAGCAGGTAGCACACCTATTGCATTCGCAAACTTTGCAGACGGTTACCAAATCGTAGACAATGCGGCTAAAACATTCGAGATGCTACCACGTGGCTTCCTGAATAAACCAGACATTGCATTCTGGTATAACCGCACACGTGTTGGCGGTGCAGTTCGTATCAAAGAGGCAATCAAGCTCATCAAAGTTGCAGTCTAAAGAATTCTCAAAGGGGCCGGTTTAGGTCGGCCCCTTTTTTTAACTCAAAATTTATAATACAAAAATAAGGATACATACCATGATCGATCTATTACATCAAATCTTGTGCTTTCTATGTTTAGCACCTAAAAATCAGCCATCGGCTACTATTACACAACCTACGGTTGTTGATATGCTCGGCTTTCTTAACGTCGTTTTTGACATCCAGGCGGGTGTTTCAGCCGATACAATCGACGGCGCAAATGGTTATACATTTACGCTTCAAGAATCTGATGAGGCCGGTAGTGGTTTCGCAGATGTTGACCCGTCCGATATACTTGGATCCGACAGCGCAGTCATCGCAACATTAGACGGGATAGACCTAGCAGAAGGAGCATGTAAGAGTGTTCAATATGTAGGCACTAAACGTTATACCAAAGTTGTAATCGCAGCCGTAGGGACAGCAACAAACGGAACAGTCATGGCAATCAATGCCGTGAAGATCAATCCAATTGACGCACCTACTCAGTAAACAGAATTAGTATACTAGCCCGGTCCATTTCGGACCGGGCTTTTTACTCAAAAAGAATACAAAAGAATACAAATTATGAAGACTATAGCAAAAAAAGATTTCAAATATAGCCCAAATGGGTTTACAATTTTAGCAGTAAAAAAGGGTGAGGCGTTGGACTTAAAAGATCCAGAGCAGGAGAAAAGTTTAATTGGATTAGATTTAATTCAGCCAGCAACTAAAGAGCCGCAAGGCGATAAAAAAGAAGTATCTGATAAGGTGACAAAAGATTATGAAGCCAGAGCGAAAGAAGCCGGCACATTCAAAGCACCCAAAAAAGAGAATACGAAAAAGGTTGAAAAAACTGATGAACTAGAATTAAGTTAGATTCATGATTAACGGATTAAATAGTATTTCTAGCAACAACCCTACCGCTCGGTTATATTCTGAGCGGTATGGCTCGTTGACACCTGCTTTAGAGTTAGCTACTGTAAAGAGCTTCATTCGACATGATGAGAGCATAGAGGACGAAGAGGACACCCTATTAGGAATCATAATTAATGCGGCCTGTGATTGGGCTGAAAATTATTGTGGTATACCTATTATAAAGTCAGGAACAAAATCATTTTTAGATTTACCACGTCGTAAAGGGACTTCAAACCTTGCAAACTATTTTTACGAACCGGGCACTGATACTGAAAGAGGCCAAAAGGTTTTTGATTTAGTTGGAGCAAAGGAGATCAATTCTGTAAATTTAAGATTAGAAGATGGAACTTTATTTGAGATTCCAGGAGAGGAATACACATTGAGCCCTGAAGGACAGATTGAATTTAAATCCGCCCCGTTGGGTTATCAAGAAAGTCCACTTGCAGCCGTGCAAAGTTTGGTTATAGATTTTGATTCTGGTCTAGCTGATGATTTAGGATCGGTTCCGCCATTGATGCAAATGGCACTATTACAACTTTGTGAATACTGGTATGAAAATCGTGATCAAGTCGGAGTAATTCCCGCCGGGACAGGTGACAATTTCGTGCATTTCAAACACTACGAACTATAAATGCAAAAGATCGGACAATTAAGAAAACGAGTCTCCATTATGGAGCTCTCTGAGATCCCTGACGGTGATTTCGGAATCACTGATACCCTCACAAGTATCGGAAAAGTTTGGGCTAAAATTGAGGAGACCGCCGGGACTCGTTTATATTTAGGGAAAAATATTGATTCAGAAACTACACACATGGTAGTAATGAGATATAGAAAAACTATTACGTCGGAAAATTGGATTAGATATTTGGAAACTAATTTTCGCATACGTGGTGTAACTGATGCATACGAAATGAGTCATCGTTTTACTATACTACAATTAGAAGTTTCTACTAAAGAATTCACAGCATGATCAAAGTTAAAACTAATGTTAAGGCTATCAGTGTACAAGTTCAAAACGAACTTAAAGCTAAGGATAAGAAGATTCAATCTTCTATGTTCCGCCTTGCTCAAATGATTCTACGGAGTGCACGGAATACATTAAACAGATCAAACAAAACTTCAAAGCCTGGGGCGTCTCCAATAAGTAAAAGCGGGGGATACTCTCGATCAATTAGGATCCGAAAAGTAAATAATGGATACTCGGTAGGCCCGAGTGGAAAACCCGCAAAGTATGCTCGTTTTTTAGAGTCCGGAACTCGACACATGGGAGCCCGCCCGATGTGGCGCCCGATGAGGAAAAGATTTGACAGACTCGCAATGACAAATATAAAGAAGGCTATCAAATGAGTTTCCAACTAATCAAACCTAGTGATCTAATAAAGCGTTTACGTGAGTTTTCTGACGAGTATATGCCTGCTTTAAGCTCTCGCATTGCAGGCGCGGCGGGGTTGGATGAGGTAGAGGACAAGACCCGTTTGTCAGTCCCGGCTCTTTTCGTCTCGTTAGCAGACAATGGGGTAGCGGTAGAAGGCCAACAAACAGGCTTTCAAGGAAATTTAGACAATCAATTTGATATAATTTTAGTTCTCGAAAATACGGATCGTAGAGCTCAAGAGGCCGAAGAGGTTTCTATTGCATTCCGTGAATTTTTATTAGCTGTATTGAGTGGATGGAAGCCAGTTGCTTCCAGAGGCAAAGGATTAATTCCACTAGGTGACGCCCTATCTTATGTAGACCGAAGCCGTTACATACGAACATACAGCTTTCTTCAACTTGCATATTTCGATTCCAATGAGGACGGATTAGGTATGCTCGGAGATTACGACGATCTACCTTGGTTAAAAACCATTGAAGGCGTGATCAAACCAATTGATTTCCCAGAGGATACAAAAGGATTTGATTTTGAAGTTGACAAACTCGATGAACAATAAACTATAACACACAAATAAAGGATACATTACCATGACGTTACCAATTAACTTTCTCGTTCCAGGCACTTATGTTGACATAAGCAACGCCAAAGCAGGCGCTGCCGGTCAAGAGCCTTATCGCACAATGATTTTCGGACAGATGCTTTCTGATGGCAATTCAGGAACTGCTACCGTAAACATTCCTATTCAGGTTTTTAGTGGTCAACAGGCCGCACTCTTTGGATTAGGCTCACAGCTTACAAATACTTTGGATGCATTTTTTGCAAACAATCGTGTTTCTGAAGTTTGGGTCACTCCTAGTATTGACGACATCGCAGCCGAAGCCGCTGTATGGACGCTGACAGTAGCGGGACCAGCTACCGCAGCCGGAACACTGCATTTGTATATAAACGGACAAGAGAAGCGCGTAGGCATTGCAAAAGACGACGATGTCGCTACAATACTAGCAGCAATCAATACAGTGATAAGCGCGGACAGTTCATTGCCTGTTTCGTCTGATAACATTACAGTGGATTCCATAGATCTTACAAATAAGAGTGCCGGCACGGTTGGTAATCAAACGTCCGTAGGATTCAATTTGGCACTCGGGCAAGAGTTCCCTACAGGTGTAACCGTTACTTTAGAGGCTACCACAGTGGGTGCAACTGATCCAGACATTCAAACGGCAATTGATGCGGTTCCTGATGAGATTTACAATTTGTATGTTTTCCCATGGAGCAATCAGGCGGCAATTTTATTGTTTCAAACTGAGTTAGAAGAACGTCACGATCAATTAGTTCAATTAGAAGGCCATGCGATTACAGCAATCAATGGCACAGTAAATGAGCTTACAGTTTTCGGGGACAACTTAGATAACGAAAACATTACAGTTTTTGATTCTGGCACTGATCCAGTTTCCGCACCTTATCAAACACTTGGAGCACTTGCTGGTAATGTAGCATACGAAACAGAAGAAGACCCAGCAAGAACACTCAAGAGTATTCCACTCGTTTCCATTCGTGGTGATGGTGAGTCTACCCGTAGAACTATTGCAGAGCGTCAGGCATTACTTACAAGCGGTATTGCTACCCATACCATTCGCAGAGATGGAACCATGATTATCGATCGCCTGGTAACCACTTACAAAACAAATGATTTAGGTGCACCTGATAATTCTTACAAAGATGCAGTCACACGTTTCAATCTTAGCTACCAACGTCAAAGCCTTCGCGCAATGATGGCAACTAGATTCCCACGTTACAAACTGGCAGACGACGGAATAGCATTCGGAGCAGGACAACCGGTAGCGACTCCTACAATCGTTAAAGGTGCTATTATAGACTGGTTACGCATGTTGGAAACTAAAGCGCTTATTGAGGCTGTTACTGACGAAGTAATCGAGGCTACATCTGTAACCCGTGTTGTTGGAAACGTGAATATGATTAAAGCGATCATTGCACCGGATCTTATCAACAACTTGTTAATAACTGACGCAACAATCGAATTTAGACTATAAAGAATACAATACGGGGGCGGAAGTCCGCCCCCTTTTTCTACAAATTTTAATACAAAAAAAGGATACAAAACATGCAATACGGAATTTTATACTTCATCATAGACGGAATCAGAGTCAACATTAAGGGGAACTTTATAGCTACCCCTGGTGGTCGTAAACCTGAGCCGATCGCAAACCCAGACGGCACAGTCGATTATTCGACGGTTGGCGTCGTTCCCCGTATCACGGGAGACATTGCGTTGCCAAATAATATAAGCCTGAAACAGATTCAAAATCTGAAAGGGGTTACGATTACTTTAGCTACCGATCAGGGTAAATCATACAATCTATCGGACGCCCGCAACGTGGCAGAGATCGCTTTGAATCCTGAGGACGGCACAGTTTCTTGTGACTTCGTAGGGGC